GCCCGGATCGCCATGCAGGCCTTCAAGAGCAACGAAGGCGATCTTCTGGGCGTCCGCCCCACCCACCTGGTGGTGCCCCCCGCCCTGGAAACCGCCGCCAAGCTGCTCATCGAAAGCCCCTTCACGGCCCCCGGCGTGGCCAACCCGCTCTACAACACCGTCAAGGTCGTTGTGGCGCCCCTCCTGGCCTAGGTGAAACATGATGATTCGCATCATTGCCAAGGTTGACGGCTTCCGCCGGGGCGGCATGGAGCACCGCTCCACCCCGGTGGAGTATGCCGAAGGCACCTTCACCCCGGAGGAGCTGGCCGTCCTCAGGGCCGAGCCCATGCTCCTGGTGGATGACGTGGCTGTCGCTCCCGCCGCCCCGGCCACGCCGGGGACCGGAACCCTGCCGCCGGTCTCGATCGCTGACCTGGACGACCTGAACCCCATCGAGCTGGTGGATGTGGCCAAGGCGTACGGGGCGACGCTCGACCCCGATGCGGACTGGGACGACCTCAGGGCTGACGTCGAAGCCCTGATGCGCGCCAAAGCGGACGCCGATTCCGACCGGAAGGTCTGACCATGACCTACTGCAACGTCCAGGATCTCATCGACCGGTGCGGTTCCTTCGCCATCGTCCAGCTCAGCAACCCGGACGATAGCCAGGCCGAAGGGGTCAACGAACCCGTGGTCAACCGAGCCATCCTGGACGCCTGCGGGGAGATGGACGGCTACATCGCCGCCCGCTACACCCTCCCGCTGGTCGAGACCACGGACCAGCTCCGCACCCTCGCCATCGATCTCGCCCTCTACCGCCTGGCCAAGCTGGGGCGGTTGGGTGAGGTCCCCGAGGGCTACAAGGACAGCAAGGACGACGCCATCCGCTTCCTCAGGGACATGGTGAAGGGCCAGGCCACCCTGGGCCTGGATCAGACCGTGGAACCCACCACCCAGACCCTCAACGTCAGCAGCGCGCCCCGCCAGTTCGGCCGGGGCAACCTGGGGGGCTTCTGATGGGCGTGGCGATCCGCATCAACTTCAGGGACCTGGATCGCATCGGCGCCCAGCTGGACGCCCTCGCCCAGCCGGACCTCCACCAGCTGCTAGATAGTGTCGGCAGCCTGGTGGAAAGCCAGTCCAAGGCCCGGATCGCCGCCGGCGGCCCGTCCCCTGACGGGCAGCCGTGGGCGGCCTGGTCCCCCCGCTATGCCAAGACCCGCCATGCCGGGCAGTCCATGCTTAACAGCGAGGGGTATCTCTTCGCCAGCATCGCCCACCAGGTGTCCGGGGAGGGGGTGGAGGTCTTTGCCCAACGCCCCTACGCCCGGATCCACCAGAACGGCGGGGAGATCATCCGCAAGGCCCGGTCCGGAACCCTGCGGCTGCGCACCACCGGCTCCCGGGGCAAGCTGCTCCGCCAGGGCCAGGAGGGCCGCCTGGCCAACCTGGCCGTCTTCGCCCGGTCCAACGGGAGCAATCCCCACGCCAACTATACAGAACGGCTCTTCGAGGTCGCCCAGCACGTCATCCGCATGCCGGCCCGGCCCTACCTCGGCCTTTCCGCCTCGGATGAAACCGAAGTGACCGACCTGGCCGTGAACTTCATCCTCAGGACCCTCCAATGATAGAGGAAGTGGAAAGCGCCATCGTGGCCCTGCTCCAGGCCACCTTTCCGGACCTGGAAGTCCTGCCCATGCCCGAGGACGCCAGCCGGTTCAAACCCCGCAACCCGCGCGGCACCATCCTGGTCGGCTACGCCAAAAGCCAGTTCGGGGACCCCATCGGGGACGGGAACACCTTCCAGAGCGTCCGGATGCGCTTCATGGCCGCCTTCCTCCTCCGCGACCTCCGGAGCCACAAGGGCTCCTACGCCCGCCTGGAGCAAGCCACCCTCGCCCTGGCCGGTTTCAATACAAACGTCGCGGACGTGAACCCTCTCTTCCCCGCCGGCAGCCATTTCGTCCGGGAGTTCCAGGGCACCTGGCAGTACGACCTGGAAATCATCGCAACCGCCATTCTTTCCTTATAGGTGCCTCATGGCAATGCCCAAGCCTGATCCGACCGTCCAGGTGACCCATCCCGGGTCCACCCTCTGCCTTAACGGCAGCAATCACCCCTCCATCGGGCCCGCCGGGCTGGAAATCGGCAACACGCCGGTCCCCATGCTTCAGAGCGTGGTGGATGCCCTCCCCGGCCTGGGGCTGGTGGTCGTTCCCTCGAAACCCGTTCCTAGCGTGCAGGAGTAGCCATGACGGCCACCTTCAATTCCAAGAACATCCAGGTCGGCGCTGGCTTCTTCTACCTGGCCCTCGTTCCCGACACCGTCGTGGGCCTCACGCCGGCCGCCATCGTCAAGGAACTCCTGGAGACCTGGCTGGTTTCCGGGGACATCCGCGACACCCTGAAGCCCGGCATCAAGCCCTGGTCCCGCTTCGAGGCGACGGGCTTCAAGACGAAGCCCGACCAGAAGCCGGTGAAGGTCAAGCCGGACAACGGGCCCGAGTACGTCATCGGCAACGAAGAGATCGGCTACGGGGCCACGATGCCCGTCCTGGACATGGACGCTGACAAGTTGGCGGACATCCTGAGCGCCGTGAGCACCCAGAGGCTGACGCTTGCTGCCAGCTCCACCCAGGCGGGGCGCACCACGATCCTGGCCGGCGGCCAGGTCAACGTCAACCGCTACATGGGCCTTTACCGCTACGAATCCCGCCGGGTTCCGGGCGAGTTCAACCACATCCTGATCCTGTCCTGCACCCTGGCCATCACCGGGGATACTTCCTACAACTCCTCCAAGGCCAAGCAGACGGACGTGGCCCTGACCGCTGAGGCCTCAGATCTGCTACTGGATCCCGTCACCGGCCGCGGGGTCGTCTGGGTCGAGGACACCGTCACGGCTGCGAAGAGCTAAGCCATGAAGATCCCCAAGAAAACCGTTCCCGTGGTCCCCCCGTCCACCATGAGCACCATCCGGTTCGAGATGGGGCTGGAGCTTCTGTCCGAACTGGACACCGCCAGCCTCATGAGCCTCCTGGAGAAGGCCGAGCCTGGCCGGGCCATGGGCGAGGGGGAGGGCGCCGCCCTGGTCGGCATTCTCGGCTCGGCCCTGAGGGGGCGTCTTCTCCGCCGCCTCTCCGCCGTCGCCCTGGCGACCGAGGATGAGCTTGACCAGGCCGACGATGATCCCAAGGTGATGCAGGAGCTGGTCCGGCTCCGGGGCCGCGCCAGCTTCAAGGATAACTTCCAGGCTGTGAAAGGTTTTTTTTCGAAGCTCGGGATCTCGGATCTCGGCACCCTCGCCTCTTTCGTGGGACCGATGGCGAAGGCCCCGGGGGCCATCATCGGGACCCCGCTGCCGGGACCTTCCCCCTCCGAAGACTGATCTCCGGACAAGCCGGAGGCTGGAAACCCGCAGGCAGGCTTTCCGCCCATGTCGCTTTGACCTGGGCGGAAGACCTGCTGAGGGACCGGAAGTGGGACGCGCATTCCAAGTCCCTCCAGCTCTTTGGCTTTTCGATGTTGGCTTCCGCCCTGGGTGGAGGCTCCCCTGGTGAACCCCCCAAACCCCCTGAGGACTGATGACGACCGATCTGAAGGTGAGCATCCAGTTTCTAGCGGAGCTTGAAGAGCTTCGCGCGGCTGTGCCACAGATCAAGGCGGTCTTCCAGCAGCTGCTGGGGGTGTCCAAGGATGTGGGAGAGCAGGCCAGCAAGTCGGCCAAGACGGCAGGGGCAGCCCTGACGGACCAGCTGGCGACACCTGCCAAGAAAGCCGCATCCGAAATCAAGGCCCTTGCTCAGGAGGAGCAAAAGGCGGCCGCCGGGGCGAAGGACGTGGCCAAGGCTGCCAAGGAGGTTGCCAGCGAAGCCGATAAGGCCGCTGGGTCCGCTGCTAAGGCAGGTAAAGCCTTGAAGGCCATGGGAGAGGATGGCAAGTCTGGAGCTGCCGGGGCGACCCAGGCAATTAAAGAATCCTCCGGTCACACTGATGATTTCGGCAGTCACCTGGGGGCGCTGGCCCAAAAGCTGGGACTCGCCTATGCCGGCCTCCTGCTCTTTCGCCAGGGCTTAGCCTTCGTCAAGGAAGGGATCGGCTATGGATCCCAGATGGAGACGGCCCAGCTGGGGATCGGATCCTTGATCGCGGCCCAGGGCAAGCTGACCGATTCCACCGGGCGTGAGCTGGTGGGGCGAGAGGCTCTCAACGCAGCCATGGACCTCAGCTCAGACCAGATGCAAAAGCTCAAGATCGCAGGACTGGAGACGGTGGCGACCACGGAACAGTTGGTGGTCGCGTTCCAACAGGCTGTTGGCGTCGGCCTTTCCGTCGGTATGAATCTCGATCAGATCCGGGAAGTCACGATCAAGATCACCCAGGCGGCCGCTGCCTTGGGGCTGCCAATGAACCAGCTTGCAGAGGAGGTCAGGGACCTTCTACAGGGCAATATCAATCCAAAAAATACGCGGATCGCCACAGCCCTCAACATCACTAATGAGGAGGTCCGAAAGTGGAAGGCGGCTGGCGGAAGCACCTTAGCCGACGAGCTGAACAAGCGCATGGAGGCGTTTGGTCTGGCTGGAGATATGGCTGCCAAAACATGGCAGGGTGTGACTTCAAATGTTATTGAAGCCACCCAGACCTTAGCCGGGGAAATGACCAAGCCGCTCTTTGTCCAGCTGAGGGATGGCCTACAGGCCGTCCTGGAACAGGTTTTTGATCTCAAAAACGCACGAATCAGCGAAGCCTTTACCGGGCTGGTAGGGCTGGGACAGGAAGGCTTCGGTGCACTCGGGTCTCTTGCTCAAAAGGCTCTGTTCAGCATTCTGGATGGCCTCAAATCGGTTTCCGCATGGGTGACCTCCAACAGGGATGACCTCAACCGCTACATTGCCGTCCTGTCGACCTTGGCACAGGTGGTCGGAACAATTTTAGCCGGGGCCTTCTCAGCCCTGGGAACCGCGCTTGGCTGGGTCGTCAATCTGATGGGCAGCTTCCCGGCCACGGTGTCGTCTCTGGTCGGAGTCCTGGTGGGTCTGGCCGTAGCTAATGCCTTGGTCGCGGTCTCCTTCACCAGTATCGCGGCCTCTGCCACAGCAGCAGCTATGGCTATCACCTCCTTTTTTGCCTCCCTGGGGCCCATCGGATGGACCATTATCGCCATCGGGGCTTTGGCCGGCGCTGCCCTGGGATTAAGAGCAGCTCGACAGGCAGAGCAACAGGAGGCCCTGGCGGCGGCTTCGCGCCAACGGCAGGAAGAACAGACGACTAAGGTTCTTGTTGAGCGTTATGAGGCTCTCAGTGCCGAACTGGCCAAGGGCAACCTCACTCTTGCTGGCCGTATCAAGGCAGAAAAAGAGTTGGAAGAGGTTCGTGGGGCGCTCATCAAATTGGGTGGCGCCTATGCCCAGATCGTCCAGGAGGAGAACGGCAGCCGGGCCAATACCATCCAAAGGCTGAAGGAAGAGACCTCCGAACGTGAACGGGCCAATAATGCTAGGCGTGTGGAAATGGCCTTGATGGCCAACCTCATCCAGGCGGACATCCAACAGCAGAAAAAGCGGGTCGCCTTGATGGATCAGGGCCGGATGCCTGATACGGGCGTTGCCATGAGCGCTGCCCAAAAGGCATGGGCGGCTACCGAGGGTTATGCAAGAGAAGTCAATGCCCTGAAGGGCCTTCAAGAGGCATATGCCCAGACGAAAG